CGCATTTTCCCGTATTTCAAGTTTTTAAATACCTTGCCTTTGACGATTGGAGTGTTGAAGTACTCCTTTTGAGACGAACCCCAGGAGATCTTTGAAAGTACTCGGTCGATCATCGCCTCCGTGTTTTTCTGAGGCCAGGTAGATTTGCCATCCTTGTCACGGATGTTTACAATAGTAGCCTTGTCGGCCATCTTCATGGCAAACTTGATACAACAGTAATCGGCAATTATGTTACCGTTAAAGATCACAAGCATCGGCTTGGATATCGATCGAGTCGCATATACGGCCTGTTCAAACCATTCCCACTTCTGGTCGACAATGTCGGGATTTCGGCAATCCTGATCGGTGTCAAAGTCATCCATCAATACCGTGTCAGGTCTGACCTCTTCATTTCTGAAACCTCTTGGAGACTGACCGGCTCCGATGGCTACAAAGGAGCATCCTACTTTGGTGACGAATTTGCCATCTTCCCAAAAGCCGTGGTTTTGCTGCTCACCGTAGTCATTAATCAGTCGGTTATTCGTCTCAAAGTTGATTTTAAAGGGTTTTAAAAGGTTTTCGGCAGCGGTGTTACTAGCAGAGATTAAGAGGACTGACCGCTTCTTGCGGGTCATGGCCAGCTTGATGATCTCCATCATGGTACGGGCTGACTTCGCCAGCTCCCGACTCCATGCCCGGACTTCGTACCACTCTGGATTATTCATTATTCTCCTGGTACTTGCCTTGTGGAATGCCGCTGGCTCCGACGAGTAATAGTTTGGGAAATAGTACTTGAACCACGCCTCGTCATCAGACTCCAGCTTAATGATTCGCCTGACCTTGTCCTCCGGACTCTCGGAGCTATCCACCACAGTTGACCGCTGTAGGTCTAGCCGATACTTATCCCAGTAGGCGGCTGACTGCCTGTCAGTCATGATACTCATAGTCGGGACTTGATAAATGCGTCAATGAGGCCGATCAACTCCTGCGCTTTGGCCAGGTCAATTTTTCGCACAAATTCAAGCAACTGGATGCAGGAATGAATCACTTCAGGCAGAGCAGCTTTGGTTTCCAGCTCCTTGATGTCCTTCACCAGTTTTCTTCGCACGTCACCAAGCTTTGAGTCTGCAAATCGCTTTCCTTCCGGAAAGGTCTGAATGTGTTCGTTGATCTCGGTCAGTTCATCCAGCATTTTGGCCATTTGCTCGCTTCGGGTGAGCAGGAAATTGCGTTGCAGTTTCTCCCAGTTTTCTTCTTTGTACCACTTTGACATGGTTTGAGGAGAAACCCCAACCTTAGCGGCGGCCTCTTTTTGATTCAGTCGCTCCTTGGTGATCAGCGTTTTTGCCCAGTCTTTTTTTTGAGCAATGGTAAGTGCTTTTGTTGCCATAGCCTCAAAAGTGCCTCTTAATGTGTAGCCCTGAAAATTGAACTTTTTTAAGCTGGCAGTTACTGCAAGCTTAGCGTTGCAATCGCTGTGAGCTTAGCGAAAACCGATTTTCAGACCCCGAAAAGAGCCTCTTTATTTGTGATCACAATCAGATAGTCCTGCCGATTCACACATGCTAAAAAGAAGCTCTAAAGTATTCACCCTTTCTACGGAGACCGCCAATAACAAGGGCTTTCGCGTCCGAACTTCCGGAATTGATTTTTCAGACTTTCCGAGCAATCCCCTGCTTCTCTGGATGCACCAGCGGCCTAGTAAAGAGAATGACTACAAAACGCTTCCTCTGGGAAACTTTGAGGATGTAGAGCTAAAAGATGGTAAGATATACGGGCGTCCCTGCTTCGACCCAAGCGATCAATTTGCAATGCAAATCTATGAGAAGGTCGAAAACGGCACGCTCCGTATGTCCTCGCCTGGCTTACTCCCTGTCTTATGGGAAATGGATGCTAATGGTGATGTGTGGCTAGAAAAATCAAGACTGGTAGAGGCAAGCCTTGCAGATATCGGGAGCAATCCTGATGCACTTGCAGTAAAGCTCTACGATGAAAATGATCAACTGATCGAACTGAGTGACGAGTATCTCGCCACCGTAATCCCGCAATCAAAACCAAAAAATACAGATATGAAGCTGATTCAACTATCAGCCGATGTAGTGCTACCCCTGATCGGGCTGACTGCTGAGGCAAAACCTGAGGAAGTTCAGGAGAAAATCCAAGAGCTCGTCACGCTCGCCAGTGCTCAAAAAACAACCATCGAAACCCTTACCGGTGAGAAATCTACGGTTGATGCCAAGGTGGTGGAGCTAGCTGCAAAAGTGACCGAAATGCAAACCCTTGCTGATACTCAGAAGATCGAGACACTGGTAAGCGATGCGGTAACTGCTCGCAAGATCACTGCGGATCAGAAGCCTCACTTCGTGAAGCTGGCAGCGGTGGACTTTGAGAGCACCAAAGGACTTATTGAATCGCTTGCATCCAATCCAAGTGCAAAGGCACATGTGGAGACTGCAAAGGGATCAGCTGAGCTGGTGAAGCTGTCATGGGATGAGCTGGACAAAAGCGGCAAGCTCGAAAAGCTGAAGTCTGAAGATCCTGAAGCCTTCAAAATGAAGTACAAGGACAAGTTTGGTAAGGATTACCCAAAAATGTAATCAAGTCCAAAAGCAACTATTTAAATATCAATCCGAAAACCAACAATTTTAATATCAATCCTATGAAATGGACTAAAATCCTGATGAGTGTCGTGATGGCACTGTTTATTGGTCAAGCGATGAGTGTCGTTTTTGGCGCAAATGCCTACGCTGTGGCGGGAGGTCTATTGACCGCGGGTGCAGTGGTGCCTTATCTGACCAAGCAAGTCGTGGAACAAGGCGCGTTGTATACAATCACCGTGGAGATCTGGCAGAAGCATATTGAAGAGGAAATCTTCAAGGACAACTCCTTCCTGCGAAAGTCATTCAATGCAGATGAGTATGTAATCGGTGGAAAAGTGGTGCATATACCACAATCCGGTGGGTCTGGCAATGTGGTCAAAAATAGGTCAGTCGTACCGGCTACTGTGAGAAAGCGAATAGATACTGATATCGTGTATGTATTAAATGCTTTCACCACTGATCCCGTCTTGATCCCGAATGTAGAGACCAAGGAGCTTTCTTATGACAAGCGTAACTCCGTGATTGGAGAGGATCGTGATGCGCTGATCGAGGCTACGGCTGAAGAGACGCTACACAGCTGGGTGAATAGCCCATCATACGGATCTTATTCAGCATCGCCGCTGCCTGCTGGTGCTAAGTTCCTGACTACCGGTGCAGCCGTGACGGCCTCGGCTCCTGGTGCAACTGGTACTCGTAATGGTGCAAATCTTACAGACTTGCAGCGTCTTCAGGCTTATTTCAGATCAACCAACCGTTGGTTTGAAGGCAAAATGAATATCCTGTTGACTCCAAACATGTTGGTAGAGATGTTTCCAGCTGACTCGATCATCACAGCGACTTACATGAACAATGTAACCGAAGCTGAGCGGCGAATGGGTGTGATCCTGAAGGCTCAGGGCTTCAATATCTATAGCAGAAGCTCGGTATTGATCGCTACAGCCGCTGGCGCGCTGAGAGCACCGGGCGAGGCTGGGGCTGTCACTGATGGTGAGGCTAGCCTTGCCTGGTATGAGAACTCCGTGGAGTTGGCAATGGGTGGAGTCGATGCATTTGAGAAGCTGAGAGATCCTCAGTTTTACGGCGATGTCTATTCCTTTGAGGTTAGGCTTGGCGGTCGAGCTCGTAGAGCTGACTACGCTGGTATTGCTTTGCTAAGACAGGGAACACCAGCCTAAGCAAAGCTTTGAAAGCATTTCTTATATATCTGCTTCACTCTTTTGGTTATTCAGGATGGGACTCCTTAATGAGGAGTCTCATCCCAACCCTGAAGTATCCCGGATCTGGTTCTATTACGATGGTGATATCTCTCGCATCAGTCCCCATCATTCGGATTTTCGGATTGGACGGGCTGGCCTTTGCGTCATTGCTGCTGATCTTCTTTGCTGAGCTGGTATCTGGAATATGGGCGAGTAAGATTCGAAAGGAACCGTTTGAAAGCCACAAGTTCAGCCGATTCACTTTCAAATGCACCTACTACCTGCTGATCATTGCGATCACCTACTTGATGGCTGAGAGCTTTAAGGCGAGGCAGAAAGAATTAGCTGTTGTGATTTTCGATTTCATGCACTTGTTTTTCTTGGTTCAAATCGTGCTCGAAAACATAGTCAGTATCTCAGAAAACTACTCGGTAATCACAGGAAAGCCTAAAGCACACTGGATCACTACCATGGTCGAAAAAGTAAACGGATTCTTCAGATGAGAACGATAGAGAGCATATTCATTCACTGTACCGCTGGATTTGGCGATGTGGGAGCGATCAGAAAACACTGGAAGTCGCTGGGATGGAAATCTGACGGGTACCATTTCTTCATCTATGAGGATGGCACGGTGGTCAAGCTGAATGGGCTTGATAAAATAACCAACGGCGTAGGCGGTCACAATTCCAGATCTGTACATATCTCCTATCAGGGGGGTGTAGATAGGCAAAATGTAAGCAAGGCTGTAGATACGAGGACTGAAGCGCAAAAGGCATCCATCCTTGACACCATCTACGAGGTACTGGAAGAGCTCAGGCTCACTCAGGATATTACTAAAATCAAGATTCTAGGACATCGGGATATTAGTCCTGATAAGAATCTAAATGGTAAAGTGGACAGCTGGGAGCGAATCAAGGAATGCCCAAGCTTCGACGCCATCTCAGAATACGAATGGATCACTTCCTGATGAAACAACTAGCGTGGATCTGCCTACTGGCACTCATAGTAACGGGCTGTAAGTCACACAAGACACGCAGCAAAACCGAGCAATCGGAGAAAACCAAATCCGAGCAGGTGATCACTCAGGTGGACAGCAGTTCAACTCAAACATTGAGAATCTATGCCGAAGCAATCCAGTCGAATTATGATCGTGGGACGGCCATTCTGTTCGATAGCCTTAGCATGGTTACTATTGAGCCATCAGGAATCATTCGGGCTATTGGCTTCAATGCCTGGATCATTCAAAGAGATACCAGCTCCTTGCAGAGGTATTCACTTTCAGCCGAGGCAAATCGTGCCGACTCTGTCTCCAGACGAGGAGAATCGAAGATCGAGGAGAGCCAGAGCACGACTATCACAGAAGCAAAGGAGGTAAAACGGGGATTCCCCTGGTGGATACTCTTCGTAGTGGCTGGAATAGCCGGACTTCTTTGGCTTCTTTGGCCAGTATTGAAAAAGTATTTAAAACCCTTTTAAACCCTTTTAAAATGAGCAATACAAACACAAGGGGTGAAAAGCTGAAGATCATCTTCGCTACCCACCCAAATCAAAATGATGTCTTTATGGCCTCGGATGATCGGGCATTTTTTACCGAACACCAAGCTGATTCTTACGGGCAGGGTCTGAAAGATCGGGAGGTAAAGAAGTACTCTCGATTAGCAGTGGAAGTTATTGAAAGAGTCCTAGTAAAAAAAGCCGCTAAGGACCAAGAGACTGATCTGGAGAAAGTGGATGAAGTCGATGCGTCGACTGATTCAGCTGGATCAGACGAGACAGCATCGGATACTGTGGACGAACCACTTTCACCCGATGAAGAAAGAGCGGCTCTAGCTGCGAAGTACGAGGAGCTCCTCGGTAAGAAGCCAGCGTGGAACATGAAGCTGGATAAGATGAAGGCTGCCATCGCTGAGGCTGAGGCTGCTGATTAATTAGTCACTATTAACCAATCATAACATGGCAACATATAGCTACGGCCTGCTGTCGGCAAAAGACAGTGCAATTACTCCGGCTACAGGACTTCCTGCTTTGCTGGCTGATATCGGGAAGATTTACCGGGATTCGGCAGAATTCACCCAAGAGGATGCTGGGAAAACGGAACATTTCTCCGAGCTGGATGATGATCCTATCGTAAGTATCTCACGAAAGGGACTGAAAAGCATCCGCCTAAGACTGATGGATACATCAGCCTCCAATTGTGTCAAGTGGCTCGGCGGTACTCTGGTGGAGATATTGGATGAGCCGGATCAGTGGGAAGAGGCAGAAGGTACGCCTAGGATCGAACGGGCGTTTGAGTTCGAAATGGAAGATGGGTCTAGCTATGGCATCCGCCGTGGTATGGTGGACGCGAAGCTCATGCCAGACCCAAAAAGAGCAGGATTTACCGTAATCGATCTGATGATATCGGTGCTGAAACCGTTGGTGGATGGGGTGAAATCCACCTACAAAAAAGATGCTCCTGCGGCATAATGGAAAACCCGGCGATAGAACTACACGCCGCCAATCTGATCCTGAAAAGGGGCGTTCGTCTATCGTTGCGGGCACCCCTTTTTTTAAGACTGTGCGGTAAGAAGACCATCGGTCTGGTAGTAACCAGCCCTATGGATGGCACGCTTCAGCGAGTGGCAAATCACTACTTAAGCACAGGGATCACCTTTGCGCAACTGGAAAACAACACGCATGAGGAAGCATTAGCACTCATGGCGGTGCATGGTACGGCAATCAGAAAAGCGGTGGCTTGCGCTTGGATCAATGGCTGGATATCGGGATGGCTCTTTACCAAACCCCTTGCATTTTATATGAAATGGAATGCTAAGGCCGAGGATATCCAAGGCGTGGCTCTGATGATCCTGCTGTATGGCGGTATCTCGGATTTTATGAATACTACCAGATCGGTCAGGATGATGAAGACGACGACACCGACGGTCGAGGGTCAGATGACAAAGGGGAGTTAACGGCCTCAGGCCTGAATAGCCCCTTTGGTTGGCATTATCAGATTGCAAAAGAATTTGGCTGGACGATGCATGAAATCCTTTGGAAAGTGCCCCGCCTCCAAATCAGAATGATGATGGCAGATAGACCGCAGATGGTCAAGAAACGAGTAAAAAAAGGAAGTAAAGCCAAGTTAGACGAGTTGTTTTAATCCCACCCCCTAAATCCCCCTTGAGGGGGACTTGTTATGGATAATTTCGAACCGATAGACATCAATTTTGTAATCAATTCACCTCAGGTGAAGGCGGATGCGGCTATCGTGAGAGAAGAAATCACGGGCACTACTGTGACCGTGGAGAAAGTGACCGAAAAGGCGAGCCGTAAGGTCAAAGAGGAGTTTGAAAAAGCGACTGATGCTGTAGAGGAATTTAGTAAGGAAAACAAAAGGGCGAGTGATGAAATGAATGTAGGGTTAGATAAAAACCTCACAAAACTCGTTACCCTTGAAACTGAAATAAATTCTTTAACGATTGCAGAAAAAGCCCTAAGCAGACAATTCAGTACTGGTAAAATTTCACAGGAAGAATACACTAAGTCAGCTGTCAATCTAAAGGATCAGCTTCTTAGGGCAAAGCTGGAAATGAAGGCCATCACTACTGAGATTGGCAAGCAAGGCCAGCCCATTTCCCAGCAAAAAGCCCAGTGGAATGGTCTCGGTAATTCCATCAACCAAATCTCCCGAGAGATTCCGGCATTTACTTATTCAGCTCAGACGGGCTTTATGGCCATGTCCAACAACATCCCTATTCTAGTGGATGAGATCAACCGACTACGAGTAACCAACGCAACCGCTGCCGCTTCAGGAGCTGCTACTATTCCGGTATGGAAAGCTGTAGGGGCTGCTATCTTCAGTTGGGGAACTGCCATTTCTTTGATCATTACACTTTTTACAGTATTTGGTAAGGAAATAGGCGGTTGGATTACTGGACTTTTCAAAACCTCCGATGCACTTGATCAGGTGAAGCGATCTCAGGAGGCAATGAATGAGGCCTTTAAATCGTCCGATTTGGAAAATGCTATTTCTGATTTGAGCGACTTAAGAACTAATCTGGATCTTGCCAAAAAAGGGCTTATTGATCAAAAAACTGTAATCGAGCAATACAATGAAACGATAGGTCAAGCTTCAAAAGAGGTTAAGAACCTTGCTGAAGTTGAGCAGGGACTGATAGATAATGCTGACAATTATGTCAAGGCGTCGCTATTCAAAGCCGCTGCTGATGCTGCCCGTGAGAAAGTAGCCAAGGAGATGCTTGAGCTGGCAGAAAAGCAACTGAAGGCTGAGGATGATCTAATCAAGGCTCAGGAGAAATACGACAATGCCCAAGCCAATCCAAATACACTGGGAGCGGGTCAAATGTCCAGCGATGGACGTAGCATGGCAAAAATGCAATTGGATCAGGCGAAAAAGGAATTGGATGAAACTGCCAAGGCGGTAACTGATCTCAACAACCAGGGCACCAAGTTAATCCAGAGTCTGAAGCAACAAAGCTTGGATACAGGGCTTGACCTCTTCAGCGATGAATCTGAGTATAACAAGATCACTGAGAATATCAAGAAAGTCAATGAGCAGTATGCCAATGCAGGTTTGGAACGTGCCGAAAAGGAAATCCAAACCGTCAAGGATAAGTATGCGAAGCTGAGGACTGAGGCTGAGAAATTCAATTCGGATCCTAAAAACAAGGCGAATCTTATTGACGTGTCTGGGCTCGATGCTGCCGAACAAAATGCAATCGCTGCCATCCAAGAGAAAAACCAAAAAGATCAGGGTACTAAGAAAACAAGTCAGCATCGAACACTCTTGGATAAAATCGCTGAAATAGACGCAGAATATGCCCGTAAGTCCTTCAGCAAGGATGAGGAGGAGTTACAGGCATTGCGGGACAAGTTTGGCAAAGTGCGTCAGCTGGTAGAGCGATTCAATGCCGACCCAAAAAACAAGGCGCAGCGCATTGATTTGGCGGGATTTGATGGGGTGCAAACAAAGGCTGAGGGTGAGCTTAAGTTTCGTCAGGAAACGGCTGTATTAGCCAAAGAAATCACGGCACAAAAAGCATTGTTCAAGGACTTCGAAGACTACAAGTTGAAGTTCGGTACTGATAAGGCTAAGGAACAATACGGTGAGCAAATCGGAGAATACGAATCCTATTTAGACTATTTAAAGTATCTCAAAGCTCAGGCCGATGAAGAATCGGATGTGGCTTCCTCGATGGGATTGGGAGGAGGAGCGCAATCCGAACGCCTTGCATTAATTCAGAAAGAGGCTGAGGATGAGGTGATTTTATTGGACAGAAAGAATCAAGCAATTGAGATGAAATATCAATCTCATGCTGAATCAATGAAAGTCCGTTTGCAAAATTACCTTAGAGAACGCAAGGAGCTCGAAAAGACTAAAACGTCAGAAGAGTTAGCTCAGATGGATCAGGTATTTGACCAAGGAACGCAAAAATTAGAAGCCGCTGAATACAAAAAAACAGAAGCGTACAAGCAAGTAATGAGGGATGTCCGTAGGCTTACTATAAAGCAATCCCGGGAAACGCTTTCTCTCGCTGAAATTGAGTTGGAACAGCATAAGGATAATGCTGAGGAGCGTATTGATCTGGAGAATCAAATAGCTTCTTTGAAAGAAAAGATCAATCAAGGTACACTTGAAAGCATTTTTCAAATCACATCAGCACTTGGGAACTTAGGGGTTGAGCTTTCTAAGCTAGGAGATTCGAGCTCTGGAATAGCCCAACTGGGAAGTCTTATGAGTGGGCTAGCATCAGGAGTTAACGATCTGATGACTGTGATGGATAAAGAGCTTTTAAATGCAGATGGAAGTCTTAGCCCACAGCAAATAGCCGCTGGAATCAATGGTATTGTGAAGTTGGTCGGGATGCTGGCGGGAGCTGCAAAAGCTAGAAAAACGGCTGAAGAGGCATATTACCAGTCCGTAATAGGTTTTCAGAATCAATACAACCTTAGCCTCAATGAGCAGATCAGACTACAATCGATACTTAGTGAGTCGGTATTCCTTACGGATTATGAGGGAAGGATTAAGGATGGCCTGAGTGCGCTCAAAGATGCCAATGCGCAGTATCAGGAATCACTTGCGCTGCTCTCGGGAGGCCAAGCCAAGACAGGCCAAAAAAATGCAATTGACTGGGGAAATGTAGGTCAAGGAGCTGCGGCAGGCGCAGCAGCTGGGGCAGTTATAGGCACGGTGGTTCCTCTGATCGGTAATGCGGTCGGGTTGGTAGTTGGTGGATTGATTGGCGGACTAGCGGGGCTATTTGGCGGCAAAAAGAAGAAAGATACGTTCGTACCTCTCTTGGAGGAATACAATGATTTGATTCAGATCGGTGAGGATGGGGTAAGTCGCCTTAATCGGGAATTGGCAGAAACGCTGGTCGCTAATAATCTCGTGGATGAAGGCACCAAACAACTGATCGAAGATGTGATCGCTTGGGAAGATTCAATAGAAAAAGCCAGAGAGCAGGTAACTGGCGTGGTCAAGGACTTGGTCGGTCAGCTGGGTGGAGACGTGAGAAATGCACTTGTGCAAGCATTCCGTGACGGCGAAGATGCAGCACTTGCGTTGGGTGCGACGGTGGAAAAAGTACTTGAAGACATGGTGTCTCAGATCATTTTCAATAAGATTTTCGCAGATCAATTTCAGCAGCTTCAGGATGAAATGGTAGCGTCTCAGGATGTGGGCGGTGATGGTAACTGGATCGATGATTTTGAGCGGTTTTTTGAGGCTTCCAAAGGATTGGGTGAGGATTTCAATCAAGCCATGAAGGATGCCCAGG